AAGGTAAGCTAATTATTAAAGAGTATCCCACAGCGAGCGCACATGTCGGTCACTTTAAGTCTCTTATTAACGATCTTGCTCTTAAGCGGTCTGTTAGACCCGATATTATCTTTGTGGATTACCTCAATATCTGTGCTTCCCAGAGATATAAAGGGAGCATTGTCAACTCTTACACCTATGTCAAAGCAATCGCTGAGGAGCTCCGTGGTCTCGCGGTTGAATGCGACGTACCTATTGTCAGTGCTACGCAAACCACCCGTGCAGGTTACGGTAGCTCTGACGTTGACCTTACTGATACTAGTGAGTCCTTTGGTCTCCCTGCTACTGCTGATCTTATGTTTGCCCTTATTAGCACGGAGGAGCTTGAGGGTATGAATCAGATCATGTGCAAGCAGTTGAAGAATCGATACAACGATCTTAATGTCAACAAACGTTTCTGCCTGGGTATTGACAGGGCAAAGATGAAGCTGTATGATGTGGAGCAATCTGCTCAAAAAGATTTGATTGATTCTGGTCAGTCTCATGGAGATGAAGCAGAGCAGATCGACCTCGTAAAAAGATTTACAACCAACAAAACATTCGCATCCCTTAAGTATGATTGACTTTCTAAAGTATGCCAAATTCGTCAATGAAGTTACCTCGCAAGAGAGCAAGGAATATTATCATTTTGCCTCGCGTCTATATGAGCTCGCAGAAGATGGTGTGGCAACCGAGCGACTGCTTACTGCTGCTGTAGGTCTCTGTGCAGAGTCTGGTGAGTTTACTGAGATCGTAAAGAAGATGGTCTTCCAAGGTAAACCTGCCAACGAAGATAACTTCTATCACATGAAGCGTGAGTTGGGTGATATTATGTGGTATTTCATGCAGGCATGTATGGCACTCGATGTTTCTCCTGAAGAGATTATTGAGATGAATGTTGAGAAACTGAAGTCTCGTTATCCTGGTGGAGAGTTTGATGTCCACTATTCTGAGAATCGTAAAGCAGGTGATCTTTGAATTGAATCCTGATCTTAAGGTCAGGAAACAGTATGTAGAAGTAAATTATCAACAGTCTGTGATATACATTGTTGATAATTTTTATAAGGATCCAGAAAAGGTATCAAATCTTTTTTGGATTCAACCACCAGACTATCATGATAGAGAGTTTGGAATTGGATATAATAGAGAATACTTTCAAGATCTTCGTCATCAGATGGACTTAGATATCTCTCATGTGTGGGATTATCTTTCAGATTTATGTGGACAAGAGAAAGCATTTGATGTTAACATTCAAACTAATGTAATTAAATTTAGAAATCATGCATTCAATGATTATGAAAATAATTACTGGTGGCCTCATTACGATTATGGATATACTGGATTAGTATATTTGAATGAAGACGATGAAGAGTGTGGGACTAATTTGTATCAATGTCTAGATTCAAATGAAGATTGGGTCAGAGCAAATATCTCTGAGCATTCTGAGCCATGGAGATCAAAAGACAAATACAAACTTCTGAAGACACTGAAACCAAAATACAATAGACTTGTGTTGTTTGATGGAAAGAATATATGCCATGGACAACACGTTACAGACAAATATTTTGGGGATGATTACAGACTAAACCAAGTATTCTTTTTTAAACAATGACCGACAATCGTATTCCAAGATGGAAAGAGGCAAGCAACAAAGCAATTGCAGAAAATCTACTAACTAGCATAGCGGAGCTACTCGATGGAAGATGGTACAGAACAGAAACCCTCGACTCCAGAGGAAACCGAACGCGACGATACATCATTGAATCCGACATTACCGAAGAATCCGATAGTCCCGAGTCTGATGTTTCTGGGAGTGATAGCAGCGACACTTAGTGTGATCGTTGCTGGTTACTTCAAAGGTAACATGCACATTGAAACTGTTTGGCACAACCTGCATAACTTCGCATGAAATTATCACTTCAAGAGATCGACCACCTTCTTCGAGCATTGGAAACAATGTCCTCATATGAAGTGGCAAGAGCAAGAGAGCAAATTCAACCAGGCGTAGTAGATCATTTACGTCTGATTCAAAAGTTGAGGGACTACAAAACGAGATTGATTATCTAAATAGTTTGGATGGTCTTTTAAAGTAGAATGGCAACAAACGCTAAGGAAACTGCCAAACAAGAAAATGGGTCTAGATACTTCTTTGAATCGGTAATAGAAAGAGGCAAAGAACCCACTGATGACGAAATGAAAAGAATATATGATGGGTTTGGAGCAGAGTGGAGATCAACATATTCAAAACAAACTAGAGCCTTACAAAAGTTTTTGGGTGGAAGTAAAGGATATGAATATTCCAGAGATACTGGAATAATGCCTTACATTGAAAATATTGCTAAAACAGAATGTGGCGTATCTGTAAAGGATCGTTGGAATCCTATGGATATTGTATTAGTAAAAAAGAATCAAAAACGTGTTGTTGAAGGAACAATTAAAGAATTAACAAACATTGAGGGGATGAGTAAAGAATCAAAACTCAGTCTCCTCAATGCCTATATGAGAGAAGCACTCAAAGAAAAAGTTTTGATTGGGGTTT